TGACTGACTTCCTTGGCAAGTCTGCGGCCGCGCCCATTGACGCAACAATAAATGGTGGGTCTTTCACTACCAGTGGTGGCTACAAGATATACACGCTCACTAATACGACTGCCCAAGGCTGTCTGAAGATTAACAAAAGCGCCCAAGGCGGCTTTGACAATAAGCTATACATGATGGCTGGAGGCGGAGGTGGCGGCGGTGGTGGTGGTGGAAACCACCATAAGTCTGGCGGCTCATCTCGCTGTGGAGGAGGTGGTGGCTCTGCCTTCGTCTTCTATAAGAGCCAAAACGCGGCCCCCGGCCAAGAGTACTGCGGAACCCCCGGAAAGCAGGGTGCAGGCGGTGGTACGGCTGGCGCTTATCGTGGATCAAACGGCACCCCAACAATGTTTTCTTTCCCCGGCGCGACGGCGACTTATGCCATGGGAGGAGGCGGTGGTGGTGCGTACACGGGTGGCGAAACTGGTAATCCGGGCGGCTGTGGTGGCGGTGGCGCGGCTAAGTACGGTGGCCCAACCAAGGCTGGGGGAACAGCGAATCAGAGTGGCGGCAAGAACGGAGGCGCTGGCAACTCAGGTGGTGCAGGCGGCGGCGGAGGAATGAACTCCAACGGCGGTGGCGGCATCCCCGGATCTAACGACCAAGGCAGATCAGGTGGTGCTGGCGGCGGTGGAGTTAATTACAGCCCATTCGGCGTCTACGGAGGCGGCGGTGGTGGAGCCTCTGTCGGCGACGGCAGGGGTGGTGCTGGTGGCAACGGCGGCGGCGGTACAGGTGGCATCTCTGTTTACGGAAGGGGAAGTGCTACGGCGGCTTCCAAGCAGTCATGTGGAGGCGGTGGTGGCGGAGCCACATCGTCTGGTACTCAAGCAGAGGCTGGCAAGGCTGGAGCGCACGGCATCATCAAGTTTGCCCATAAAGTTTAAGGATAGAACATGAAAGTTAAATACGAGATAGAGGATTACCGACCAGATTGTGAGTGGATCAGCATCAAGTGGACTAGCCCCGACGAGCCTGACTTGATTTGGTACACGCAGTTTGAGTTCCCCGACTTCAGTAAAGAAAAGCTGATTGACCACATTCGCGCGGTAGCTTCTCGTGTGGCTGGATCGTGGACGCGTGCGGCGGAGCACCCAAAGGAACTGTCAATCCCCATGAGTGGCACGGTGGACGTAGAGCCAGAGTTGTATCTGCCTTACGAGCCTAACCCCCAGCCCGAGCCTGAGCCTGAGTACGATCCTTGGACTCAGCGAGCGGAACTTGTCGATGTGTCAGCAGACCAAACGGCCAAGAGTGTTCCGTGGGTGGTTACTGACATACCCGAAGATGAGCAGAAGGCGATGGTAGAGGGAGCGGCCTACCAGTTGAAGGAGGAGATCCTTCACCTACGGTCACTGACCGACTGGATCTTCCTGCCCGACGCACCAGAGGTCGAGGACATGGACGCATGGCTTGAGTTCCGAAAGGCGCTTGCTGACATGCCAAACCAGCCAGACTTCCCCAAGAACCCAGTATGGCCAGAGAGACCGGACTTAGCTGAATGAGCATATTTAAACAGCTACCTGCAACTATGCAGAAGATCCGCTGGAACTACAAAGGTAGTGAGGGCGAGATCAAGGCTAACGAACGATACGTTAGAGACATGCGTCAGTTGTATCGAGAGGACTGGGATCTCGAAGGTTACGACGGCATGGCCTATGGACTCCAGTACAAGCTGGATGACTACGGCTGGGGAACGCACGGCGACATCTACAAGTTAAGCAAGATGGAGACCGACAAGCGCGTTGACGGCGCTATCACCAATCTACGCGATAACGATATCGAATGGGACGCTGACGGCCAGCGAGGCAAGTACTTCTGGATGGTGCTTGACCAGACCAGTCGTGACCGCACCCCCGGCGCTATCGGCGCTAACGGATGGTGGTACGCGGATGAGATTGGCCCTGACGCGAAGTACAAGCTGACGGGGACGCTTGAGGCGGTAGATGACTGGGAAGACAACGCTCTTCTGGGTATGCACGTCCTTGGGTACAAGCATGGCTACCTTGATGGCCCGCGTCAGCACTACGTGAACATCATGGAGAATTTTACAAAGAACACGCAACGAACCTACGAGAGAGAGTTCACGGTAGACAAGGACTTCAGGCACATAGTGATGAACTTTGTCCTGTGGCAACCGGGAGGCTACGGCAGGAACGCTTTCTCACATGCGCGTGTTCACAACGTAACGGTGGAGAGAGTCTGATGAGAACCTTTGCAGTGATGTACAAGCCAGCATTTGCACATCCAAGAGTTAAGAAGTTTGACGCAAGAAGTTTTAAGGACGCGTTAAAGAAAGCTGGCAAGGCAATCCAAGATAGGGAGTTTGACCCAACGAGAGTGCCACTGCTGTTAGTGGATTTCGATGAGCAAAGAGCAGAGATGATTGCAGATTCAGGAAGCGGAAGGATGAGGATTCTCGAGGATGAGACCTACGGCGAGATGACCGACTTCACAAGGAGAGTGTTATGAAGACGATTTTGGTGGGACTGGCGTTAGTCAGTTTTTTGGGATGCGCGTCGGCGGAACAGAAGATGGAAAGCAAGCAGGACTATCGGCGCGCCCAAGTAGAAGCGATCAAAGTTCAATCAGACGCGAGAATCAGCCGTGATCAAGTCAATGCACTTGAGAAGCAGGCTATGTGGAACGCGCTGGCTGAGGTTGTAAAGGCTAACCCAGAGGCGGCGTCTAACGTAGCTATCGTGGCCGCTGTTGCGGCCGCACGTGATGGTGGTGAGGGCGGTCAGAGCACGTCTGAGGGCATGGCCCTGATCAAGACTGAGCGTGATGTGACTGCGCTGGATTGGGCGAAGGTACTAACTGGCCCCGTACTAGGCACTGTTACGCAGGTTGGTATTGCGGCACTTAACACTGACCTCCAGAAAGAGATCAGCAGGAACAACACGTCTGTAGATATTGTTGAGGCTGAGATCGAAGGCAAGATCTATGACGCTGTCGGTGTCATGGCTTCCACGCCACGATCTACCGTAACGGTTAGCGACAGTGCCAGCTACATTGGTGGTGACTCCGCTGTTAGCACGGAGACGAACACCACGACCAGCACTACAACCTCAACTACTACAACGACAACTACCGATGACGATATCTACGTTATTAACACAAGCGCGGCAGATGCCGATGATCAGGTTGATGACCTCCTATCTGAAGTGGACTCTTTCGGTCTTCCTGATGACGATACTGTTGATGTTGACGATGGTAGTGATGACTCCTCCGACGATAGCGGCAGTGACGGCTCTGATGATGGGGGAGAGGAAGAATCCGAAGAGGGGGGTGAAGAGGTTGATTGCGACTCTGTGCAATTCAGTCCTGCCCCGCCTGAGTGCTCAGTATGATGGGCGAAGTGCTATTTGGCGGTCTGATCTACGCCCTCCAAGGCGAGAGACCCTACGTGGAGCGCGGCTGGATCAAGCAGTGCAAGTCGCCTGACAACTGGAACGTGGTCCCACGTAATGATGTGGGTACTAGGGAGTGTGGCTTCACTCCCTTGAAGCTGGAGAAATGCAATGCCAATTGAAAAAACAGATCACATCAATGGTCTCGACAAGGACTGGCCAACCGCACAGGACTCTATATCGTCTGGCGATGACCACCTGCGTCTAATTAAGCACGTCTTGAAGAAGACGTTCCCAGAGGCTGACCGACCTCAGTCACCTATGGCCTACCCAGAACTAGAGCAGTTCTCTATTGTTCATAACGTAGATGGGCGCTGGAGTGAGACTGACAGTGTCACGATTGATACGTCGGGCAACATCACCTGCGCGAACTTGAACGCAAGCGGTAACGTGATCAGCCAATCTGATGAGCGCCTGAAGACAAAGCACTCGACTATTGATGACGCATTGGACAAGGTCAAGACTCTGGACACCTTCACGTATCTGCCCAACGAGCAGGGCGTGGAGTGCGGTATGCCCTACATGGAGCAGGCTGGCGTCTCAGCGCAACAGGTGCAGGCCGTGTTCCCTCAGGCGGTACAACAAACTGACAACGGCTATCTGGCTGTGGACTACGCACGCCTGTGCGTGCTTCTGCTGGAAGCTGTGAAAGAACTGTCGCATAAGGTGGAGAACCAAGCGTAATGCTGATCAATGTACGCGGCATAGGTGCTACTGGGGTCATATCTGACGTGGCCGCATGGGACTTGCCGCCCAACGCGCTAACTGATGGACGTAACTTCCGGGTCATGGCTGGGAAGATCCAATCGTCTGGCGGCTCCAAGATGGTCAACGTCAACGGGTCTGCGTCTGGCGACATTGGTCACATCTTGCAGAGCAGTGACTTCGAGGGCAATAGTAGCTGGATTGTCTGCACCGACTCGACTCTGGAAAGCTATACTGACCAGAAGTTTCATACCGTGCTAGATATCGGCAGGGAAGTAGATGAGCACGCATGGACCAGTTGCCAGATTGGTCAGGTGACGTTTATCAACAACCCGTCGCTCAACCCCGTCTACTTCACTGACTGGAGCACTGGCGCGGAGCAGGCCATCAAGTTGCCATGGGTAGCAGGCGGCAAGGATGGTGATCTCTGGGAAGATCGCGGCGTATCAGCAAGAATAATTCAGTCGCACAAGAACTTCGTTTTCGCCATGGGCATGACGGAGCCAGATCCAGCCACTGGCCTGACCACTTACTACGAAGATCGCGTTCGCTGGTCTCACCCCTGTGAGCCTAACGGCGTACCGTATACGTGGGAAGGCCCAGACGTTGATCGCTCCTCGCTTGCTGGATTCGTAACCCTTGGGCGCGGTGGCAAGATCGTAGGCGCTGAGAGCCTGCGTGACAGCTTTGTGATCTACAGCGACAAGGCACTAAATGTGCTTGACTTTACAGGTGACGCACTCGTATGGCGCAGGAGAACCCTTAGCCAGAACGCTGGACTCATTGGACGTGACGCGCTGGTGGAGGTCTCTGGCCGACACTACTTCATATCCAACGAAGACATCCTGATGTTCGACGGTAACCAAGCGCAGAGCCTGTTGCACGATAGGCTCCGCAAGCGCTTCGCCAGCACGCTGAACGAGGACGCACGTCATACGTCGTTCGCTACCCACCATAAGACGATGGGTGAGATTTGGTTCTGTGTTGCTGAGGAAGGATACGACGAACCAAACATGGCCTACGTGTACAACTACCGTGACAACACATGGTCGCTGAGAGACCTGAGCACTGAGCGCACGTTCTCTCACGCCTGCTACGGTAACCAGCCTACTGAGGTTAGTCCGTGGGACGGATGGGAAGGCATCTGGGCCAACGAGCGCCAGACTTGGGCGACTGCCAATAGGCAGGCGTTTGACGGTGTGCTGGTAGGGGCGTCTGGTCCTGACGTGTACAACATCGACACCCAGAACCCTGATGAGGCTGACCTGTTGACGTTCGTAGAGAGGACGCACATGCCAATCGTGGGCCACGAGGACGTGAGCACTATCACGCGCCTGTACCCGCAGGTTGAGGGCAAGACTCCTGTCAAGGTTCACGTGGGCTCTCACCACTACGCTGGTGACGCCGCACGGTGGGCGGGGGATAAGCGAGACTTTAGTCCCGCGACTGATCGCAAGGTGGACGTTAGAACGACTGGTGAACTTCACTCTTGGAGAGTAGAGGGACCAACCAACGGCAACTTCAATATCAGCGGTGTAGATATTGAATGGCAACCAGCAGGTACAAGATGACTTATAGAGCAGAGCCAGTACCGCCCGATGTGGATGAGGTGCTAGGCGAGTACTTAGACAGGCAGTTCTACGGCATTGACTCACATCTCTCGCGCTTCATTGCGCCAGTGATAGGTCAACAGCCGTTACGCCTAGAGATGGGTGCAATAGTTTATGTCCGTGAGGAAGGATTCTACGGGTGCGTTGAGGAGAATGGAGATCTCGTATGGAAGAAGCTAACTTTAACGTAGAGCACGTACCGACTGATTCAGTGTGGGAGCACTGGGAGTACATAGACAAGTACGTGACGGAGGCCGCAGAGGCCACCTACGGTGAGTGCAGTAGAGAGTATTACCGTGGCCAGCTAATCAACGGCCAGCAACAGCTACTGTTATTTAGGTTAGACGGAAGAATTATTGGGTGCATGACGTGCTGTATCGACGTGGCACCAACGGGCAGACGGTACTTGGAGTTGCCCTGTCTTGGAGGTGAGTACAACGTCCTCAGCGACTATACGACTGAGATCGTTGATCACATAAAGATGATGAAGGAAATGTACATGTGCGATGTCGCACGCGGCGGGGGAAGGAAAGGGTGGCACCGCTTCCTTCGTAACGAAGGTTTCAAACCAACTCAAACTTTTGTGGAGTTATAATTATGGGTGTTAAAGGTGGAGGTGGACAAAATTCCTCTCAAAATAGCAGTGTCGGTCAGAACACTGGCCAGAGTAATGGGGCTAACGCATCCGTAGGGATGAACTTCGGTCAGACCCAGTCTGGCAACCAGTCTAGTTCGTCTGGCAGTTCGTTTAACCAATCCAGTCAGGATGTGTGGGGCGCTCAGGCACCCCACCTAGAGAACGTCTATGGCTCTGCTACTGACCAGTACGGGCAAGCCATTGGCCAGATCAATGAAATGCAACCTATGGTTCAGGGTCAGGTCAACGACGCCTACAACCAAGGCGCGGCTGGCTTCGGCAATCAGACGCAGGGCGGATTCGCTTCTGGCTTGCAGGGTCAGGTTGGCCCCAACAGCTACGTGAACGCCCTCGCTGGCGACATGATGAGCGATGCCAACAAGATCAAGCAACAGAATCTTGGTGGGCTCGACGCTCGCGCGGCGGCGTCTGGCATGTCTGGCTCGACTGGGTATCACAACTCAGCCAACCAGATGGCTAACAACGTCGATGAGCAGACGATGCAGGGCATGAACCAGCTTCGATTCGGCGCTCATAACCAAGGCGTCCAGAACCAGATGAACCTCGCAAACATGATGGATCGCAATCAGCAGTTTGGTGTAGCCAACACTGGCGCGATGCAACAGAACGCGATGAACCAGTTCAATCCAGCAATGGCTGGCCTGAACGCTACTGGCATGTATGGCCAGATCATTGGTGGACCTACCACGCTGACTCAGTCTTCTGGTGGCTCATCGAACAGTTCCTCTAGCAGTGGCTTCAGCGACTCTGTCAACTACGGCATGAATCAGTCTGGCGGCTACACGGGCTCTAACAACTACGGCTCTAACGTAGGTCAGGGCGCGTCTAACGGCTGGAACGCTAACGCTGGATTCAGCTACGTCTAAGGAGTGACTCATGGGCAAGAACAGACGATCAAGCAACACCAATAGCGGCCGCACGTCTCATGACGCGGCTACTTCAACTAACCTGATGAACAACATGATGTCTAAGAACCCTATGCACACTCGTGAGCAGGGCCAGAGCAGTATGATGGGCATGATCGATGGGATGATGGACAACATGGACGGCTTCGTCGATAAGATGGACCAGAAGGTGGCTGGCATCTTTGGCGGCGGCGTCAACCCAGCT